ATCGAACTCTTTGCGAAGAGTAGTAATAGTTGTTGTATATGGAAGTCCTACCATGAACTCACCGGCTGCGACAGATGCTGTGATCGCTCCACTAGATACAGTCTTGTTAGGTTGTCGAGCTCCGTCACCCTTAACCTGAACTGTCTTGCCTTCCAAGTGGCCTAAGCCGCTGATTGCAGTAACCTTCAGCCAGGCATTACCGCCAGAGCCGTAAGAGTTGTAACCAGATGTATCGATATTGCTGCCATCCACATCGGTCAGCTCGAAGGTGTTAGCTGTTTTATTAGCTACTGTGAAAGTACAGTCGTTAAGGCTGGACATGTTGGTCTTAGTAGAATCTAAGCTAGAGGCTATGGGATCGACTAAGTCCTTGATGATGACCTTATCTCCGTTGGAGAGTCCGTGGGAGGCTGAGGTCACAACGGCAGGATCCGCAACCGTTATATTAGTTATAGCAAGATTATTGGATAATGTCAAGTAAGAATCGCAATATCCGTCTAAATCATCTCTGCCATCGCCGTCATCAAAAACTTCTATGAAGCGACGAGTCGTTCCGTTAATGCTGCGTTCAATTAGGATCCAGGTCTGATCTTGCTCACCCTGTGAAATAGCTTGTACATTCTCGAAGTCGCCATCAGTCTCGTATTGGGTCCAGCCTATGACATTCTGAGAGCGCTCATAAGTACCTACTAGGAGGTCCCCATTTGTCGTTATAGCGTAGATTCGGCTATCTGGTTCCTGACTATAGGCTATCTCCTCGAGGCCGCCCTCGGTCAAATGCTCGGCCAGGAAGGTGAGGTCTTCGCCTGTGTAACTGTCTATGTCGAAGTCGAAGCGGAATGTACGCACCTTACGGCCTGATTGCTGTAGGAAGAGGACTTCGTTACCTACGACTACAGGCTGTTGCCGGTTAGAGCCGTGGTACGTGCGGGACTGTTGAGAGATATTAGAGGGGGTAATTGCTGTGCCTGAGGTGCCGCCATTGATTGTGATCTCACCACCTGCTGTACCTACGATTAGGTCGCGGGTCGTAGCTATCCAGTTGATCTGGTTAACCTCAGCTGAACCAAGGGTCACCTCAATCGCGTCATCGGCCAGGGAGCCCGTGCCGAATCCATCAAAGATACCTATCTCAGACATCCAGATAGTTTGGGGCTGCTCGGTCGTACCTCCGAATACAAGACGTTCTTGGTACAGTCCTACAGCGCGAGGGTAGCCTCGGCTAGCGGTCCAAGTCTCATCTTCGAGGGTCCAGTTGCCCGTACGGCTATCACTGGTTAGGGACTTGACAATCTCACAGTCTATGTCATTGGCCCCATTGCGAGTAACAATCTTCATAACACCACCGCCGACTACAATGTACTTGCCTACATCCGTAGTGCGGAAGGCATCAATAAGATCATTCTCTTGTACGCGACGCACAGTACCCCCTGAGGAGTAGGGCACATACGATGTCGTATTCTCGTTCTGGAGTTCGAAGGTGTTTGTTGCGCCATTGTCGATACGGTAGGTCTCGCCGTTAAGCTCAGTCATACCTACGATATCAGTTATAACGACGCTATCGCCATCTGTGTATCCATGTGACGCAACTGTAACTACAGCTGGATTAGCATTGGTAACACCTGTTATCGTTTTACCAGGACCTTTAGAGCCGGTCAGATAGCGGGAGCGTACGTTAACAATGGATCCCGCAGCAGTGCCGTCGAACTCTAGGTCACAGATGGGGCTTAAGTCTAGTTGCCAATCGCCAGAAGCAATCGCGTTAGTATCAGTGAAATCCTCAACAATATCGCACACAGCTACGGTGGTAGAGGTTACCGAGGTAATAATAGCTCTACCTGTCTCGCCGGAGGCGTTATTAATAATTTGTCGGCCTACATCGGCGTCTAACCAAGTAACTGCGCCTGCAGTGAAGTTAACGCCTGTACCACTAGTGGCAGCTGGGGTGCAGGTTGTGTTGGGACTCTCGCCTGGCTCATACAGGGGAGGGGGAGAAGCGGAGAGGGTAGATAGTGTCCAGTTAGTCGCTGAAGTGCGCAGCAGTTTACGGGGCTCATAGCTTGGGTGTGCGAAATATATCGTGTTACCGAACTGAGTCCAGGTAAGATCTTGTACTTCCGAGTTGCTCCAAGGAGTAGTCAGCGTGTAAATGCGCTTAGCGGTACCGCCTGAGGAGTATGCGGTATAGCCTGAAGTATCTACGTCGGTTCCATCAATATCTGTCAATTCGAAAGTATTGGCTGTCTTGTTAGCTACGATGTAGGGTTTATTAGAGTCATTGACTTCAGTCATACCAGCTACGGACTCGATGTATACGTGGTCGCCATTGCTGTAGCCATGACCAGGAATAGTAACTACGCCTGGATCAGCCTGAGTAATGCCTGTAATATTCTGGGCAGACTCAACCACTTGACCGTCATTATCGTAGAAGCGGATATACGTATTGCCCATCTCGAGGATATACGCGTCATCCTTAGCAAATTGGAAGCGGCCTAGGCGGATCTGGTCGGCACTGTTCTTGGCGTATGCGATGAACTGGGAGCCTGAACGGCGGATAATGGGGCCGTGGATAGTTGTAAAGCAGTTGACTGCAGTTTTGAGCGCCGCGTTATACTTCTCTATATCCGTACGTCCGTACAGGCGGGGAGAGAATACCCCTGCGTTAAACTGGTTTTGGGACAGTAGAACCTTTGGCATGAATCTTATCTCACGTCAGTTAAGTCTGGACTTACAGTTAGTTCGTTAGAGCCTTGTTGGCCGTCGTTGGCTAGGCCTTTCTGTACATCACGCTCGTATTGCTGGAACCATCGGTCAGCTACAGAAGCTTGGCCGGTAATTGGGTAGGCTAGTTCGGCAGTCAGGCGAGTTATGATTGCTTGTGTTAGGAAGGGACCATAGGCCTGCGTGTCAGTCAGACGGCCTATATATTTAACTTTCATAGTGCTGATGTTAGCCAGCAACTTATCACCCTCGATCCTATACTCTTCGTCGCCAGGAGTAATGTCATTGATCTGCAAGACCTTCAAGCAGAAAGGATCAGTAGGGAGTTGGAATTCTGTAGTGAAGCCATACGCAGGTGTGTTAGTTGTGGCGTTAAGGCTAGCACGTTTGATAGTTGTGGCCCAAGAGCCTTCAACCATAACGAGATCGGCTGTCTCGTCGAATAAGAGATTACACAGCTTGGCTTCGGCTGTGTTGTCCGTTAAGGCAGTGATACGAGCTGCACCTAATCGGGCTAATGCCATGTTACATATCTTGACTTTAGAGGCCATGTTTGTATAATCCTATTATAAATTAAAATGGAGGGGAGCCCCGAAGGGCCCCATCCGAAGGTATCTTAGTCTACTGAGTAAGTAACTTTAACAGCTAAGTCGCCAGCAGCAGCAGTAGCAGCAGCGGCAGCAAATGTTAAAGATAATACGAAAGTAGTCTTAGGATCATTATCATAACCTAATACTTCCCAGCAAGCTTTTTCACAGTCATCTGGACCGAACGTTGCAGAATCGAACGCTTGTGAAGTCCAAGAAGTTGTGGCAGCTTGACCAGCTGTAGAACCGTCTACGTAAGCATCAGCATCAAGAACATCGTCTTCGCTGTGGTTAGTATCAGTACTAGAAGTAGTAGATGTGAAGTCTTCACCTGCAGCAAGACCACAGTCGATAGTTAGGGTTGGAGAACCGTTGCTATCTAAGTCGTCATTGTACAGAGAAATGTCAGTGATAATTGCATTAGAAGGAATACGGATGTTACGGTATAATGTAACGTCTGCAGCTTCTAATTCCGCCGCAAGAATCGCTTGAGTTTCGATTGTTGTGATGGTTTTACCTTTAGAGAGTCGAGCATCTCTAGTTGCTTTGGTTGAACCAGTAGTTTCACCAGCCATAATATTAATCTCCTATCGATTAAGCTCTGTAAGCTTCAACAACAACAACTTTTTCTTCTTCGACGCGAACAGCACCGGCAGTCATTGCAGCGTAAACTTGAGTAGCGTAGGATTTGTCATCACGCTCGCTCATACGAACATTGATGTCTTGACCCATAGCAAGACCAATACCGCTCTTAGCATATGCCAAGCAGTTCTTGAAGCTTTCAGAAGAGTCGTTCAAACGCTCAGTTTGGATGAAGTTGAAGCCTAAGAAAGTGTTCAACTCACCGCGCACAAGAGCTTTGATGCTGTTGTAGTCGGCAGATTGGACTTCAGTTTCATTCATTAAGCCACTGTAAAGAGCAGTAGCATCAAGGACGAAATACATTTCTTCGTCACTTACTTCGTTAGCAGTAAGGATACGCTTAGCTTCAATTACTTTCTCTAAGATAATGTCAGAGTTAGCAGTGTTGAAGTCTTCATCGACTGTGTGTGCAACAGCTACGTTAGAAGCACTGTCAGAAGAGTC